TCAATACGATCTAATTCTTCTTGACTGGTAGGGTCACTGAGCTCGTATAATCCCTGTACTTGGCGGTAATCCCATATGTCTTGGTTTACTGTGAAATCATAATCCTCCAGGTTAACCACTTCTAATACTTTGGATAATCCAGTAATGTATTGTTTAAGGTTTAATCCACCAGTCTCCCAAGCAAGTTTAAGGATATTCAGTTCGGTCTCGCGGTTATCGCTAAACTGTGGCACTCCAAGTTCAACATCCACATTCACATCATACAGGAAGTAGATGAGCTCCTTGATGAACTCTTGATACTTCTTCTGTTCTTGTATAAGTGCGAGAGTGTAAATCTCGAAGATTGTCTCGGATTGGTGACTGTTCATCGCCTCACTGGTTTGTATCATCAATCGTTGTATTGGTACTCTGTAAACATTGAGTACTGCTTCTTCGCAACCTTTTTGCTGCTGGGCGAGGTAATCGTAGTTCTGGGCTTCGATATTCACATAGTCAATACTGATTGGGTTTTCGCTCCTGGTATAGACTACTGCTACACCGGAGTCCGCCCCCCTTAACTCCTCGTCAATCACTTCTTCTTCGGATGGCAATCTTACAGGGTTGCCTTCTTCATCATAGGTTTGTGGTATCCCGAGTTGTGGTGCCAGGTTAAAATGGAGTACACCATTCGCGATGTTTCCTTTGCTTATCTTGTTATAATTCTTTGATTGTATCGCTATCTCGGTGAATATTTTGCTCCTTATGCTCATATACTTTGGTTTGGAGTAGAATAGGTAGCAATTGTCCCCACCTAGTAACATTGCAGAGTTAAGATTTTGGTTATTATATGTGAAGTTCTTCGGGTACTCTTCCCCTACTATCTTGTAGTAGGTGGTTTCGCTATTGATTCTCTGCCTCAACAGGTAGTATTTTTGATTATCCACTGTTACTTGCACAACTGTCAGGCTATGGCTTGGCATCTGCTTAATCTTGAAGCCACCATCCTTGGTGGTTACTATTTCAACCGCGGCGAAGCCAGAGTAATTGAAATCCACCGCGAGGTTGTAAAGTTCTTGTGTCTGAGTATCGAGTAACTTGTTGATCGCTTCCACCTGGTCCTTTACGGTTTCATCATCAGTATTGGTGGGTGTTAATGTTATCCCATTGAGTAGTGTGTCCTCGGCGAGTATCTGGCAACAGACACTCACATATGAAGCATTATCATAAATATACATGGCATCCGCTGCACTGATTGGTCTTTTTAATTCGATAAGGTTTTTACCCTCATCCATTTTCTTACTCTCGAAAAGGTTAGCATAATGGAGATTATCGCCTACGCTTTTCACTACTCTTGTTAACTTGTGGTTAATGTCATGTCCTCTAATAATCATTTTATTATCCTATCCTGTTTCCTTTATGTATCCTTGTCCCCAGGCCTAATACTCTTGTGTGCAGATAGTTCCTGCCTAGGCTTGCACTGTCTACAAGGTTTGGGCTTCTACCCTTACCAAGTGGATCCAGTTGTATGCTTTCATCAATGAAGTCCTCCATGAGTAGGCAGTCCTTGTTTAGTTTGGTTCCGCCGTAGGTTATGCTGTGCATTAATGGTCTTGCCCTTTGGTACTTGTTGCCCATTGGTTTTTCCAATATGATTGGTATATTATACCCGGCTTCTAATATTAGATTTTGGAAGTATTTCCTTGCATACTCTGGGCTTCCGCCACCTTCCTGCTCGATAACTATCACACTAGTCAATGGTACTCTTTTATCAGGATTATGCTTATAGATAAAATTGAGTAGCATACTTTCAGGGTTGCTTGTTCTTGTCTGGTCGAAGTCCCGTATGTATTCCCATCCATTCGCAAGGTAATCATAACAGCAGACGGCGAAGAAGTCCCGTCCTTTACCTGCAAGGTCTATGCTCATTAATTCATAAGCAACTGGAGTATTTATGCCGGTTATGTATTGGGATTCCGCGGCTTCCCTTGTCATAAGGTCTCCTTGGCTTGGCTTGTAGAACCAGTCACCCCTCATCTGGTATTGCCTGTCAATATAATCCAATTCCATAAGGCTTGCTTCATACACCAGGTCATCAATGTAAGGATTGTCCTTGTATCCCATGCTAACATAAGGGGAGGGTCCGGTAATGAATTTGTTGATTAGGTATTCGGTACTGTCTCCGCCAGGGTTGCTAGCATTCACTACTCTTAATGGTATAGGGTCATCTGTGGATTTTCGGACACTACGATTCAAGAATCTTAACACACTCTCATTAAGCTCAGATGCTTCATCATTTAGTATGGTGTGGTAAGATTCTCCTTTGACATCCTGCTTATGTGTCTCATCCTGGAATGCCTTGAAATGTATCTCCGCACCAGATGGACTAACCACCTTGATAGGACTGGATTCTCTGCTTTTTAATCCTGGAATATTCTTAATAATATCATAAACACTACCTGTCCCTACTAATTCACGGTATCCTCGTCTTGTTACCAGGCACCTATACTCTGGTTCAGTCATGAATTGCAGAGCCAATGCCGCGAGTAGCATTGTCTTTCCACCACCAGCCGCTCCACCAGTCAGGACATGGTTCACTCCAAGATGGTCGCGGCATGATAAGAGTGCTACGAGCTTCTGTTTAGGGTATAATTCGAATGGTATGTAAGGGTTCTTGGTTATTGTTTCATTGTATAATTCAAAATCGTAAGCGTAAAGGCCGTTACTTGTTAGGGGTATGTTGGTGATTGCTTCACTCATTATCAATCACCTCTTGGATCTCTTTGGCTAGTTCGTCTACTTGTTTTATTTTTTCTTTTTTACTGATTGTTTTGACATCGGCTTTGATGTTTTGGTTAATATTTTCGGTTGCTTCGCCAAGTTCTAAGAGGTCCATATCGTTAATGACTTTGATTCCTTGCATATTCTGATTGAAGTCATAACCGCTCTTCTGACCTGTTTTGATTTGGTCTCGGATATTCTTCAATTGAGTCATCTTAATCTCGTGTAGCAAATCAAGTTCTTCCCTTGAATGCTTTAACCGGAGTTGTCTTAAATAGAGGGTTCTTTCTTCTTCTTCATTTTCTAAGTAGGCTTCCTTTCGTTTCCGCCAAGAACATCTCTGACTCCAATTATATACAGTATTCAATGTAGGTATCTTCGCTTTTTTTCCATTCGTTTTTTGGATTTCCTTTGGATTTTTTTGGATGTGTTCATAGAATTTTTGTATTTCGTAGGTGGGGTAGTTTAGAAACTCTTGGAACCAGCAGTATGCATTACTGGATTCTTTTTTTTGTTTTTTCCATATTGGTTCTTGGAGTTCTGTGATTGTCATGGTATCTTATTATATTTGGTTGAAGTATACGTTGATAAGGATGGTGATTATTGTTAAGCCTACTCCTACTAGGGCGAGTAAGCTGCTTACTCTGTTGTGGTTTTCGATGCTGGTTTGTTTCTGGAGTTCTAGTTCTGTTTCGATGGCTTTTAATCTTAATTCGAGGTCGGTGTCGCCTTGTTTGCTTTGAAGAAGTAGCGTATTGACATTCTCATTAAGTTTGTCTAGTTTGTTTTCCATCTTATCTATCTTAACATATAATTCATCGATTCGTTTGTCTTTGAAATCCGCACGAGTCTCTAGTTCGGTTATTTTCCTGCTTTGTCCTTGTATTTGTTCTTCGTGTATGCAGGTGTATTCTGGACTCGGCATAGTGATCAACTAAGTATTATTTTTTGGTATGTGTGGTGTTTGTTACTTTTTTTCATTTTATCAGCAGGGGATATGAGTGGAGGTTTTTCTTTTTGGTTGCTGAATACCTTTTCTCCACTTACCCCCTTTTGGTTTGTGATAAAATGTTGTATTACGATATTAAATTGCATATTTTTATATTACATTTATTCCTTAAACAATGGTTTTTTTGGAAATATTTTTTAGTGATATGGTTTGGGTTTGAACCAAAATTCCATATCCGGTGTATGTTAATAGATTCTGTTTTTTCACCATCTTTGGATGATACATTTCCCATTTGTTGTGTTTCAAATCCTTATAGGAGGGACTTAATGAATACTATATTGCACAAATGATTGAAGACTGTTGTTATATTTTTTGGCTATAGAAAATGGTAAAACTATTTGGTATATACTTTGCTTTGCGACGATTTGACTTTTAATTACTTGGAACTTTGTATTATGAATTACTATATGCACATTGTATAAAAGAAAAAGAAAGGAGCACGGGGAAGATTAGTATTATTATTGGGAAGTATCATCCAAGTTTTTAGGTGAAAATGTTTAATCCCCATTTTTTGCCTTTGTTTTCCTCCTATACTACTAATAACCCTAGACGGTTTAACCTCGAAGCTTAAGTCTTTTGATTTCCCGTTGTATCCGTTCATACTCCTCGTCATCATCAGGGAGCTTGTGTTGTGTTAGGTTGCCGGTTCCAGGACGAAAGGCTGAAGCATCAATGATTTGTTTATTCCTTATCTGATTATATCGTCTTCGTGCATACTCGCATTTCTGCTCTCGGTGCCGGTTACGGCTACACTCCTTTGAGCAGTATTTCTGATTGGGATACCGTGGAATAAAGGTGGTTCCGCAGTATCCGCATTTCATTCCCGTTCCAACCTGTTCTCATATAATCGGATACATATTCGTAGGTCTTCAAGGTCAGATTTTATCCTCTTGTCAAGGTTTGGATCGTCTCCTCCTTTTGGTAGTTGTTGGTAGAAGTTATTGATAAAATTGGTTAGGTCGGTTATTGTGTCGTTGATTATGTTTAGGCTTCTTTTATTTTGTGGGTTCATCTTATCCTCTTCTCTTTGAGTAATCGTTCTTGTTCCTGGACTAGTTCTTGGCGGAAGTTTACTAGTTCAGTTTTTCTTTCATCAAGTGAGTGTATTCTTTTGTCTATCATGGTTATGCTTTGTTGTACTTCTCGGAGTAGGTTTTCTAATTGGTTAGGCATGGTTTATCAGCTTCTTAATATTTTTCTTATCTTGGCGATTGTTCTTTCATATTCATTCAGTTTTCTGTCTTGTCTGTTAAGCTCATCAATTATCTTGTGGGCTTCCTTGTCGGTTAATCTTGCAAGGTAATTCCCATCCTTCTTGATTAACCTATTGGTTATATCATATTCGTATCTGCCATTCATTTTATAGTTCTCTCCAGTAGATGCCTTTTTTGTTCAGGATTTTGCTTAGGTAGCCGGGGCTTATTTTGAGTTCCTGTGCTACTTGTTTCAATGTTTTC